TGGACTATGGAATTGTAGCAGTTCAGAAGCAGTTCATTGGATCAATGGACTATGAGGTGCTGACAAGGGACCATGGAGTCCAGAAAGGCACTTATGTATGCACTATTGATAATTATCATCAGGACATTGATACTGTTGATTACAGCACCTCTGAGATACCATCTGAGCACAAGTCACATAACCTGATTGAACTGAACAATGGTCAGTATTGTTTGTATCCTAATAACAGAACTCGTATCTATGATAACAGTCTGACACCAGAAAATCCAAAGATGCCTGACTTTAAGGTATCAACAGAATATTATCAGGTGGAAAATGGTCATGACAGAATGGGACTTGGTGATGAGGACTCATATTTCTGGAAAACTACACAGGATAAAAAGAAGGAAATCAACGATCTTGTAGATCCTCTTTAAATTTTTTAAAAACCCCTATAAATAAAGACATATCATAGTGTCTAGATCATGCCTGTTCAAAGGGTAAGTAAACCTTTTAAAGATATAAGTGCTACTTTTCAAACAAATCCTTTGAACAGTGATCTTATTGCGTTAAAAAATTCAAATGCAATATCAAGATCAATTCGTAATTTAATATTAACTGTACCTGGTGAAAAACCATTTCAACCAGATTTAGGTTCTGAAGTGTATGATTCATTATTTGATCAGTTAGATCAAATTACAGCAACATCAATACAATCACAAATTGAAAATACTATTATAAAGTATGAACCTAGAATTAAATTAACTAGTGTTGATGTAAAATCAAATATTCCTAATAATGCTTTTGATGTCTTAATTACTTATGAAGTCATTGGTGTTGATCTTCCAACCCAACAAATTAGTTTCGCATTAGAGCTCACTAGGTAAATGCCTTTAGTAAATTTCAGCAATCTAGATTTTAATCAAATCAAAACATCATTAAAGGATTACCTTCGTGCGAATTCAAACTTTACTGATTATGATTTTGAAGGTTCTAATCTTTCAACTATAATTGATTTGTTAGCATATAACACATATATCAATTCATATAATGCTAACATGGTGACCAATGAGGTCTTCATTGATAGTGCAACATTAAGAGAGAATGTTGTATCACTGGCAAAGAACATTGGTTATACACCAAGACCAAGAAGATCTGCAAAAGCATTAGTATCATTTGCTGTTGATGTTAGTGGTACAACAACTGTTGCTGTTACCTTGAAGAAAGGAATTGTTGCAACCACTGCTGCAACTTTTGGTGGTGAAAGTTTTACTTTTTCTATTCCAGAGGATATCACAGTTGGTGTAGATGATAGTGGATTAGCATTGTTTGATTCTATCACAGTATATGAAGGTGTGTATATTGAAGAGTCTTACAATGTAAATTCAAGAACACCCAATCAAAAATATACTCTAAGCAATAGTGGTATTGACACTAATTTAATTAGAGTAAATGTACAGGATTCACCAAACTCAACAATTGTTAGAAAATTTACACAATCAAAAGGATTGTTTGATATTAAGAAAGACTCACCTGTATTTTTTCTACAAGAAGTAGATAATGAAAGATATGAGATTTTATTTGGTGATGGTATCTTTGGATTACCTGTTGAAGAACCAAATGTAGTTAAAGTTGGATATATTGTATCTAATGGTGAAAGTGGAAATAATCTATCAAGACTGTCTTATTCTGGTCAATTAGTTAATAATAATGGTGGTTCAATTACAACAAATATTACTACAATGTTTGTTGATCAACAAAGTTTTGGTGGTTCTGAAATTGAAAGTGTAGAATCAATTAAAAAATATGCACCACAAATTTATTCTTCACAAAATCGTGCAGTTACAGCAGTTGATTATGAAGCAATGATTCCAAAGATTTATCCTGAAGCAGAATCTGTATCTGCTTTTGGTGGTGAGGAACTCACTCCTCCAAAATTTGGAAGAGTATTGATAGCAGTAAAACCAATTAATGGTGTGTTTCTTTCAAGCACAGTAAAGAATGATATTTCAAGACAATTAAAAAAATATTCTGTTGCTGGAATTATACCTGAGATTGTTGATTTAAAATATCTTTATGTAGAAACTAATTCATTTGTATATTATAATGAGAATAAAGCACCAAGTGCAACAACAATAACTGGTTCCTGTAGAAATAATATTAATTTATATGCAGATTCATCAGAGTTAAATAAATTTGGTGCAAGATTTAAGTATAGTAAATATCAAAATGTTTTAGATAATAGTCATGTTTCTATAACATCTAATATTACAACTGTAAATATGCGCAGAGATCTGCAAGTTGTGTTAAATGCATTTGCAGAATATGAAATTTGTTTTGGAAACAGATTCCATATCAAGAATCATGGTCATGGAACACATGGTGGTGAGATTGGTTTCAATATTAAATCATCTGGTTTTAAAGTTGCAGGTATTTCTGATACAGTTTATCTGGGAGATTCTCCAGATCAAACATTGAAGAAGGGCACAGTGTTCCTGTTTAAATTAAATTCTGATACTGAATTTGTAATTGTTAAACAAGATATTGGATCAATTGATTATGTAAAAGGTGAAATTATGTTGTCACCAATTAATATCATTTCTACCGTAGTAAATAGAGGTGAGGCACTAATTGAAATATCTGCCACACCCTATTCTAATGATGTAATTGGTAAACAGGATCTTTATCTACAACTTGATAAATCTAATGTTTTCATTAATGCTGTGACAGATGAAATTGCATCTGGTGATGATATTTCAGGAAGTAACTATATTGTTAGTTCTTCCTACTCAAATGGAAAACTTGTTAGAGGTAAAGAAATTATTTCATCACCCTCTACTATATCAACTACTACACAATCAAGCACAAGCACCACTCCAAATATTCAACAAAATACTGTAACAGTAATTTCTGGTATGGATGGTACTACAACTACATATCAGAATGGAGTATCTAATACATCTAGTGCTGTATCAACTCCAAGTACAAGTTCATCAAGTACAAGTTCATCAAGTTCATCAGGTTCATCTTCAGGTTATTAATAAGAAATGGCGGTAGATAGAGTACAAATTCAGGATGTATTATCATCCCAGATTCCTTCCTATGTACAGGATGATTTTCCTTTACTTGTAGATTTCTTAGAAGAGTATTATATTTCTCAAGAAACACAAGGTGGATCCCTTGACCTTATTGAAAATCTTGATCAATATGTAAAAGTTGATGAACTTACAAATCTAAAGACTGAGGCATTATTGGGTGCTGATCTCAGTGCAGTTTCAACAACCATTACTCTTTCTGCTGATACTAATTTTACATATCAATTCCCTGAAAAGAATGGTCTAATTCAAATAGATGATGAAATAATAAAATATAGCAGTAAAACTGCAACCACATTAGAAGGTTGTGTAAGAGGTTTTAGTGGTGTTACCCAATATATTAATACACTTATACCAGATAAACAAACATTTACTTCTACTTTACCTGCAACACATAAAACAGGTGCTACTGTTAAAAATCTGAGCGTTCTTTTCTTACAAGAATTCTTCACAAAGTTGAAGACACAAATTGTTCCAGGATTTGAAAATAGAACTCTTGCTTCAAAATTAAATAAAAAGAATTTTATTATTGGTGCTGATAGTTTTTACAAATCAAAAGGCACAGATGAATCATTTAAAATTTTGTTTAAAGCAATTTATGGTGTTGATGTAGATATTATTAAACCAAATAATTTTCTAATTAGACCTTCTGATGCAAATTATGTTGTCAGTCAAGATTATGTTGTAGAAAAATATGTTGGTGATCCTCTTAATCTCAAGAATAGAACAATATTTCAAAACTCAACTAACTCAAGAGGCACAGTAACAAAAGTTGAAAAACTAAATGTAGATGGTGATTTTTATCAAATTTCAATTGATACTGGATATCAGCGTGATATTGATGTGAGTGGAACAATATTTGGAAAATTTGAGCCAAATTCAAAAACAATTCTTATCAATAACGTAAGTATTGGATCAACAATAATAGATGTTGATTCTACTATAGATTTTGAGTCATCAGGTTCTCTTTCACTTATTGATGATAATGGTAATGAGTTTATCACAAACTACACTGATAAGAATCTAACTCAATTTATTGGATTAACTACAACAACATCAACTTTCACAAAAGGAGTTGATGTTAGAAAGAATGATTTTACATTTGCAAACATTGCAGCAGATGAACAGATAAAAGTAAGAATTCTTTCTACTCTACAAGAAATTGAATATGATGGAGAAAATTTTGGATTAAGTGTTGGAGATAGAATTAGTTTAAAGACTATTGGTGTAGAAGATAATACAATTAAATCTGATTGGTTTTATAATGTAAAATCTAAACTTAATATTAAATCTATATCACTTACCAATCCAAGCAGTAACATATACACAATTGAATTTTTTGAAGATCACAATTTAGTGGTAGGATATAGTGTTGAGGTAACTGATGTAAACTTAAATGCAATTAAATTTGGCAAAGTAACATCTATTAATTCAAATAAAAATTTAAATGTAAAGTTAACAACATCAATTCCAACTAACACTTTAAGTAATGCATTTACACTGGAAAATCAAACTCTTAAAGGTAATTCAGAAAAATTATCTATTGACAGTATAAATGCAAATGTCCTTAATGCATACAAAAATAATGGCAAATATTTAATAGCATCTAATAGTGTTCCAAATTATAATGATGAAATTAGAAGTGATAATAAAACATTTTTGTTTAGTGGTTCAGCAAATTTTGATATTTTAAAAATTACTAATGGTCAGGATCATGGTTTATATAATGGTGATTCTGTTTACTACAACAAAAAGGTAACTACTACATCTAGTTCCTCTGATGCACAAATTTTTGTTGATACAACTATTGATGGTTTTAGCAATCTAGAAGAGGGTGTTTATTTTGTAAAGAGAGAAAGTGCTTTTTCTATTAAGTTGTCAAAAAGTAAATCAGATTTATATAATAATAAATTCTTAGTTCCTGAAGGAACTGTAACAGATAATAAATTTACTTACTATCCATTTTTTGAACAACCACTTTCTGGTCAAAAAATTTACAGAGAAATTGATGAACCAATTCAAGAGGCAGGTTCATTTACAACAAATCCTGGAAAAACTGGTATATTAATTAATGGTGTAGAAATAGACAACTATAAATCATCTGATGTTATTTTTTATGGCGCATTAAAATCATTTGAAATAACAAGTCCTGGTAAAAATTATGATGTAATTAATCCTCCTGTAATTAATGTTACTGATGGATCTGGAACTGATGCTACAGGATCAGTATCAGTTTCTGGATCAGTTGATGAATTGAGAATTATCAATAAGGGTTTTGATTATCTTGAAACTCCTGTTGTAACTATTGATGGAGGTAGTCCTAAAACTCCAGCAAAAGCAGAAGTTAATTTAATTGATGTTGATCATTCTATCCCATTTGAAGCAGGTATTGTTTTTAACAATCTTGATGGTGGTGTGGATCTTACAAATGATATCATAGGATTCTCAACTTTTCACAATTTAAGAGATATTGAGCAAGTAACATACAATACCACAAAAAATCCAGTTGTTGGTCTAGGAACTAATCAAGTTTATTTTGCTAAAGTTATTGATGGTACAAGGATAAAATTATTCTCTTCATTTGATGATGCAAATTCTGGCATCAACACAGTTAATCTTACATCTGTTGGTAATGGCACACAAGTATTCTCTACAGTTGAAAGAAAAAAAGTTGTAAGCAATATCATTATTTCAGATAGTGGTTCTGAATACAAAAATCAAGAAAGAACAATTGTTTCAAGTGGAATCAGTACATCACTGAATAGATTTACAATTAAAAATCATGGTTATAATACTAATGAAATTATTCAATACACTCCAAAAGGAACTTCTATAACTGGAATTACTTCTGAAACTGATTATTATGTTGGAAAAATAGATGATGACAATTTTAATCTTTATCAATTAGGGACTGGTTCTTTAGAAAAAAGATATTATATTGATAACAATATCATAGTTGATATTACAAAAGTAGGAGATGGGTGTTTCAATTATAAACCCATTACAGTAACAGTTTCTGGGAGAGTTGGGGTTAATACGTCTTTTGGACAGAATATAGATTGCACATTACAACCTATTATTAGAGGTAGTATTACAAGTGCAGATGTAAACAATGAAGGTGTTGGTTATGGTTCATCTGAAATACTTAACTTTGATAGAAAACCATCTGTCACTTTAAACAGTGGTAAAAATGCACAACTTACTCCAATTATTGTAAATGGATCAATAGTAGAAGTTATTATTAATAATGGTGGTAGTGAATATAATTCACCACCAGATTTAATTGTTTCTGATGGTAGGTATTGTAAATTAACACCTATTATTTCAAATGGTTCAATTGTGTCTGTTATTGTTGTATCTGGCGGAATTGAATATAAAAATGATTCTAATATTACCATTATTCCTGCAGGAAATGATGGTTCTATTTCTGCCAACATAAACCAATGGGTAATTAATAAATTTGAGCAAAAATTTAATAATTTAACTGATGATGATTGTATTATTACTAATGGTACACTTGATGGGACAACTCAAATCGCACATCTATATTCTCCTAGAAATATTAGGACATCAGTATATGGCAAAAAATCAAATGGTGTAATTCAATATCAGCACCCAGACTTAAAACAATTAGGTGGTATAGAGATTGAATCTAAATATCACTCTCCAATTATTGGTTGGGCTTATGATGGATCTCCAATTTATGGTCCATATGGATATGATAGGCCAGATGGTGGTGTTGTAAGAAGGATGGTAAGTGGTTATGAACAAGTCATTTCATCTAATAGACCTCCTTTAAACTTGTATCCTCTTGGTTTCTTTGTTAATGATTATCAATTTACTGATTCTGGTGACTTAAATGAATCAAATGGAAGATTTTGTGTAACACCTGATTATCCAAATGGTAGATTTGTTTATTTCTCAACTATTTCAGAAACCTCTGAAAGCACAGGTCCATTTAAAAATTTCAAAAAACCACAATTCCCATACTTAATTGGTAATACATTTCAACATAAGGAAAATATTTTCAATTATAAAAAAACATCCAATCATGTTGATTATGATTTAGTCAAAAATAATTGGAGGAGAATTACAACACCATATAAAATTAATTCTATATTTGGTGGTTATGACTATATCTTTAATTCAAATAATATTAAAGAACAAGTTATTGAAATAACTAGCGTTTCAACAGGTAGTGTGGACTCTGTTGGTGTATTCACTGGTGGTTCAAATTATAAAATTAATGACAAAGTTGTTTTTAAGGGTGATACATTTGGTAAAACAGCAAGAGGTGTTATTAATAAAATTGGTGGCAAACAAGTTGATTTTGTTAACATTGATACCACCTCATTTAGTGATATTGAATTCTTGAACGCAGGTGCTTTTAATAAATTTGTTGGGTTTATGACTGCACCTCATAATTTAAAAGATAATACTAGATTAAAAATTTCTGGTTTATCTAATTATTTTCCAGGATTAGATCAATATTATAATGTTGGTGTTAATACTGGATCTTACATTCTTCTTAATAATGTAGAGTCTTCATCAGTAACTGGTATTGTTACATATTTTGAAGTAGGTGGTGCTTTCCAATATCCAATTATGAGACCCAATGATATTATTAATATTGAATCTGAAAAAATAAAAGTTCTGAATAGTGATCCACTTAATAATAGAGTAAGAGTTTTAAGAGCGCAAGAAGGAACAACTGGTGCTGCTCACACTGGAAATGTAAAACTTTTCCAAGATTCTAGATCATTCTTAATTAATGTTGGAGCAATTAAAACCACTAAAATTTTAAAAACTAATACAGAATTATATTTTGATCCAAATGAAGCATTAGGGATTGGAAGTGAGACAACTGTTGGTGCAGGAAAGACTATTGTCTTCTCAAATCCAGGAGCAGGTATCACAAATATATTTGTGCCAGAACAACAATTGTTTATTCCTAATCATAAATTAAAAGTCAATGATACTGTAACTTATAATACAAACACTGGTGATTCAATAGAAGTTTGGACTGGAAGAACTGGAATTGCAAAAACCTCATTAAGCAAGTTCTCAACACTTTTTGTAGCTCCTTTTAATGATAATTTAATTGGATTATCATCTACTAAAGTTGGATTAACTACATCAGGTTATGTTGGAATTATTGATAACACAGTTGGTTTATTGTATTTTACTGGAGTTGGAACTGGTGCGTATCATAGTTTAGTTACTAACTTTGATGATGTTGTAAAAGGAACTGCTCAGAGGACTGATGTAACTGTATCAACTGCTAGTTCTCATGGACTTAGAAAAGATGATAATGTTATTTTCTCATTGAATGCAAAAAATGAAACCACTATTGATGTCAGATATAATGACTTTAACAGAAGAATAGTATTTGATCCTCAAACATTTGCAGCATCTGGTGTTAATACTACTACAAATGCAATTGATGTTGTTGAAAATGTTTTTAAAACTGGAGATAAAGTAATTCATTCATCAAATTCACCCTCTGGTGGTTTAACTAATGAAAAAATGTATTATGTTTATATGGATTCTCCAACAACATTAAAACTTGTTGAAGATAAATTTGAACTGAATAAAATTTCACCAAACTTTGTAAATATTACTAGTGCTGGCATTGGCACTATATCAAAAATCAATCCAAGTGTACCTGCATTTTCAAATATAAAATTTGATTTGTCAGATGAATCATTATCATTTATTTCTAATTCAATAAAGTATCCTGCATTTAAAGTAGAGATCTTTACTGATTCATTGTTTATTAATCAATATCTAACTTCTAATGAAAATGATGATTTTAATGTAAAGACATCAGGTGTTGTTGGAACAGACGGACAACTCACAATTGATATAAAAGATACACCATCAACTCTTTATTATAAATTTAGTAATGTTAATGAATCATTCGTCTCACAAAATAAAAAATTAGTAGTTGATGATGATGTTGTTTCTAACAATACAATATTTAAATCTAAATCATTAATAGATGGTTCATTCTCAATTACAGGAATTGGAACTACAACTTTTAATTTTGATCTTGACAACACATCTCCCATTTCAAGTTACAATAGGACAACTGCAGAACCTGAATACACAACTACATCAAAAACTGCATTTGGTTCTATAAAAAATGTTGATTTAGTTGATAATAACTATGGATATAAAACGCTACCTGGAATATCATCAATTAAAAGTGACATTGGTTCTGATGCTATTCTTTTTGCTGAGTCAAAATCTATTGGTGTAATTCAAAATCAAAAGTTTCAATCTAATAATATTGGTTGGAACTATCCTACTGATAAAACTCTCAAACCAACTGCAAATATTCCAGAAATTGTTGAGGTAAATCCACTTGCATCATTTGAAAGAATAGGTATTACCACATCAGGAAAAGATTATCTTGTCCCTGCAACTCTTGTAGTAAGAGATGGATATACTGATGAAATTGTAGATTGTGTTTTAAATTATGAATTAGGTGATACAAATGTAGAAATTGTTTCTAACTCTAAAGGATTCTATCCAATAAGTCCCAGAATTATAGCAACTAAAAATTCTAATGGATTTGAAATTGGAAGTATTGCAGTAACAGGAACTACAGTCAGATTAAATCTTACTAATCAATTTAATAGTAATGATGAATATCCTTTCTCAATTGGAAATAATGTATATGTTGAAGGTATAAACATTGGTGTTGGAACAACTGGTAAAGGATACAATTCTGAACAATACAAACACAAATTATTTGAAACTGTTGGTGTAAAAACTAATGCTGGTGGTTCAGGTGCATATGTTGAATATACAATGAAAGATAATCTTAGTCAGAATGAAATTCTTGGTAATGTAATATCACTTAACTCTGCAAGAGTAATTGCAGAATCACAACTACCAATATTTGAACCAATATTAGGAAAAAATAAATTCCTTAATGATGAATCTGTAAGTTGGAACTCAAGTTCTGGTATTGTAGAGGACTACAATCAAGATACAGATATTCTTAAAATTAAAACATCAAATGATTTATCAATTGGTGATATTGTTACAGCAGATTCTTCTAAGACAAGAGGAATTGTTGTTAAGAAATGGGACTTTATTGCAGATGTAAAAACTGGTGCTGGAACAACAATTAATTATGGTTGGATAGATGATATTGGTGTATTAAATGACAGTCTCCAAAGAATGCCAGATAATGATTACTACCAGAGATTTTCATATGCACTTAAATCACCAGTTCCATTTGATAAATGGGATAATACTGTTGGATCACTAAACCATACAGCAGGATTTAAAAAATTCTCAGATTTAGTTATAACAAGTCAATCTGAGAGTAATCTAACACCATTTGTTAATGATTCTGAATTGTCATTTATTGTTGATTGTATTGGAGAGGGTGATTTAAATTGTGTGTATGATTTTGATATTGCAAAGGAAAATATTTACAATGTTAATGGTGAAAGATTTTCTGATACAATTTTCTTAGAAAATGTTGTTCTAACTGACTTTTTTGAATCACAAGGAAATAGAGTTTTAAGTGTTGATAACATAAGTCATCTTTTTAACAGCACAGTTAGACCAGAAGCTTTTTCTAATATATCTAGTTTTGAACCTGGCGTAAAGTTTGTTAAATCATTGTTCCTTGTTCAAGATACAACATTTACAGATGAAAGGCAGTTCCAAATTACAACTGCTGTAGTTGATGATGATGCTTTTGCATATATGACAAGTTATGCAAACTTATATACTTTCCCTGATTTAGGGTTCTTTGATGTTAATGTATCTGATACTGAATGGAATTTTGTATTCCATCCCAATAAATTTTTGAATAATAATTATTTTGTCTCATCATTCTCATTTGCCTTTGAACCTACAGCAAGTGGTGTTGCAATAACTTCATTTGGTGATATTGTTCACTATGAAAGTCAAGAAGTTAATGTTGCAACTGCAACAACCACTAATATTGTTTCTGTGGGAACAAGTTTCAGATCACTAAAAGTTATGAATCTTTTAGTTACTGGTGATGAATATCATTTTGCAGAACTTAATATTATTCACAATGGTAGTGATGTTTCTTTTGTTGAATATAATAACATTGATGAAAATACAGATATCTCATATGGTGGTGGTATAGGAACTTACAGTGCTGCAATCAGTGGATCTAATATTCTTCTTAAGTTCCATCCAAATGCTGGTATTGCAGCAACTTCATATAGTCAAATAGTTAATACTGTTAGAGGGACTAGTTCTCCTGGTATTACAACAATGAACACTGCTAGAATTGGTAGTGCTTATACTTCAATTGCCTCCTCTGGTTCTCCTACTGCACATGTAGTTTCAAGTTATGATACAAGATCTATTTCTGAAAAATACAGCGCATCTTATCAAGTTATCACTGTAGAGGATACTGCAAATAACAAACATGAAATGTTTGAATTAGGAGTGATAAACTCACTTACAATTCCAACACAGGGAATCACACCATATGGAATTGTAGAAACTGATTCATCTCTTGGAACAGTTGGTATAACAACAACTGGGGATTTAGTGCAGATTACTTATACACCCAATCCAGGAATTGCTGTTGAAGTAAAGTCTTTCTTTGTTGATCTTAGAGAAATCTTCCCAGATGTTACTGATAATAAGATTGATCTTGATGATGGATACTTTAAAGCACAAACAGGTAATTATTTTGGTACAAGAAACTCTGTCAGAACTAATTTTAATTTAACACACAAAGGTGATCCAATTTTTGAAAGGCAATTTGATGGTTCATCAACAACTGTTGTTAATACAACAACAAATCAAATCAGTTTACCTAATCACTTCTTCCAAAGTGGTGAGGCAATCAAATATGTTGTTACTGGAACTGATCAAAGAATTGGAATAGTTACAACTGATTTTGGTGGTAGTGTTGGTTCAACTTCTTTACTACCAACTGATTTATTTGCAATTAAAGTAAATGATGCCTTGATTGGATTTGCAACTAGTCCAACTGATGCACAAGCAGTAAATCCATCCTTTATTCAGTTTAATGGTGTTGGAGTTGGTAATTCACACTTTATCACATCAACCAAGCAAACAAGTAAAATGGTTGTGTCAATTGACAATATGATTCAAGCACCAATTGCTAAAACTGGTATTGCTGCTACTTTATCTCAAGATGTTATATTCCAAACACAGTTTGCTACAAGTGGAATAACATCAATATCATCTAATGATATTATTAAAATTGATGATGAATTCATGAGAGTAACATCTATTATTGGTTCTGGAACAACTATGTTTGTCCAGAGACCTATTCTTGGGACTCAAATTGGCATTCATAGTATTGGTGCAACTATTGAGAAATTTGTTGGTAATTTTTCAGTTACAAATAATACACTGAATTTTGTAAACGCTCCATTTGGTAATGTACCTATTGGATCTACAACAAATCCACCTGATGAAAGAGATTTTACAGGAATCACTACAAGTTCTACTTTTAGTGGTAGAGTTTTAACAAAGAGAGGAGTTACATCATCAACAACTGAAACATATAATAATAACTTTGTTTTTGATGATATATCACATCAATTTACTGGTATTACAAGTGAATTTATTTTAAAATCAGATAATCAAAATGTAAGTGGTATTTCCAGTAATTCTTTAATACTTGTTAATAATATATTTCAAACGCCACAAGGTGCAAATATAAATGAAATTGGTGAATATCAAAACTTTGAAAGTGCTAGTGCTGGTGTAACTACTATAAGATTTAACACAAATTCTGGTACACCCACTGGTCATGACCAGAATCTTGGGGGTCTTCCAATTGGGGGATTGATTGTTTCTGTTGGTTCATTTGAAGGTTCTGGATATCAACCTCTTGTTAGTGCAGGTGGAACTGCTGTTATATCTGCTGGAGGCACTGTTCAATCAATTAGTATTGGTAATAGTGGTTCAGGATATAGGACAGGTGTTGTAACAGCATACAATGTGGGTGTGCAGACATATAATGGTGTTTTACCTATCTTAACTCATGTTGGTACTGCAACAATTAATAATGGTCATGTTACAGGTTTTAATATTACAAATGGAGGAGTTGGATTTACAAGTTCTAATCCACCTGTTGTTGTAATTGATGAACCACTTAGTTATTCAAATATTCCTCTTGTTTATTCTTCATCTTCATCAGGTATTGGAACTCAAGCAAGTATAAATGTTAAAGTTGGTCAAGGATCTAGTATTATTGAGTTTGAAATTAATAATTTTGGATACGCATTCAAGAGAGGTGAAATACTTACAGTGCCTGTAGGTGGTGCCACTGGCATTCCAACAGATACATCTACTGCATTTAGTGAATTCCAAATTTCAATTCAAGATACCTATAGTGATATTTTCCATGGATATTCTCCAGGTGAATTCCAAGTATTTGATAGAATAGATGACAAATTTGATGGACAAAAGAAAGTATTCCCATTAACACTTGAGAATGAACCAATCTCTATTAGAGCAGCTAGAGATTCCTCTATTGAAGTTGATCAAACCCTCTTTGTCTTTATAAATGATATTCTTCAAACTCCTGGAGAATCTTACTTCTTTGAAGGTGGAAGTCAGATTACATTTAATGAAGCACCTAAAGGACGTGGTTCAGGTATTCCAGAAGGTGACACATCAAGAATTTTGTTCTACAAAGGAGCAGGTGATACTGATGTGGTATTTAAAGATATTTTAGAGACAATTAAGATAGGTGATACTGTTGAATTGAATCCTAATATTGATGATGATCAAGGTATAATTTTTGATCAGAATAAGAGGGTTGTAACAGGAATTACAACAATTGATGCTGTAAAAACAAATGCATATCCTGGACCTGGACTTACTGATGATGAAACTGTTAAGAGACCTTTAACTTGGTGTAGGCAAACAATTGACAAAAAAATAAATGGTCAATTTATTGGCAAAGATAGACCAAAATATGAACCTAATATTTTCCCTGCTGCTTATCTAACAACTCCAGTTGGAATAAATTCAACTGAGGCATATGTAGATAGTGTGAGACCATTGTTTAATGTTGCAAATGAATCATTTAATACTGCATTCCAAAACTCAGTAACACTAATCTCACAAAATGGATTTGAGGGTGCTGTTGCTACTGCTACTGTTTCTACTGGAGGAACTATATCAACAGTATCTGTTACTGATGGTGGATTGGGATATGATTTTACTCCCACAGTCACTATTGCAGGTATTGGTACATTAGGCACTCAGGCTACTGCTACTGCCTCTGTGACAGCAGGAGTAGTTACAAGTGTTACCATTACTAATGGAGGAACTAATTACTCCACACAACCTCTGGTTTTGATCCAACCACCAAGAATAACAAAAGAAACAATTAATGTTAATTCTTATTCAGGTGATTATGGTGTAATTGTAGGTGTTGGAAGCACAAATGTTGGATCACAAAAACAATTGTTCTTTGATGTTTATATTCCAACTGATTCATTTATGAGAGATGCAAGTATTGTTGGAACTGCACAGACAGTAAGTGGAATTAGCACAGGTGATTTTATTGTTGTGAGTGATACTTTCCTATCAATTGGTAGCACATTTGCATCCAATGTTGGAGTAGCAAAAACTTTCCTTGATTGTGTATATCAAGTTGATTCTGCATCAACTCAGATGATAACAGTTACAACTGAAAATTCTTCTGGTATTGTAACAGCAATAAGAAGGATTAAATGTGATGTTGATACATATGGTTCGGGCATTAATCACACTCAAAGACCCTTTATGGGCAATTACAGTTGGGGCAAAATTGTATTTGAGGACAGAACTAACACCAAATCTTTTGACTCATACAACAATGATGGAGTTATTGGAATTTCAACATCTGGTTTGGTTCAAAGAACTGCATCCCTCAAATTTAAAAACTACACTTAATTCCCTATAAATAAACAAAAAAGTCCTAATAAAATGGCTGCGATTATAACTGATCAACTTCGTATATTAAATGCTAAAAACTTTGTTGCTGGAGTTCAATCTAGCAGCAATTCATATTATACGTTCATTGGTCTACCCAATGCCACTGATTATTCATCTACTTGGGATAGCACTCCACCCTCCCCAAAAGATAATTTAAATGAGTCAAATGACTATTGGGATACAATGATTGCCTTAAAGAAGGTAGGTAGTGGAGATGTAACTCAGGTTGTCAATAAAAATACTTGGTCATCTGGTAGCATATATGATATGTGGAGGAATGATATTTCAAGATCAAATCCTTCACAACCATCTGGTTCATTTAACATATACAGTGCAAATTATTATGTAATGAACAGTGATTTTAGAGTATATATTTGTCTGTATAATAATTCAAATCCTGAAAATAATTTCAAAGGAAGTCCCTCACTTGATGAACCAACCTTTACTGACTTAGAACCTAGAGCAGCAGGTTCAAGTGGTGATGGATACATTTGGAAATATCTTTATACAATCAAACCAGGTGATGCTATAAAATTTGACTCAACAAATTATATTCCAGTTCCTAATGATTGGGGAAATACAACTGACACTTCCACAGTTAAGGCAAATGCTGCCTCAAGTGGGCAATTAAAAATTATCACTGTTAGAAATAGAGGTGCTGGTTTAGGAAATGCAAATACTTATACTGGTCTCACCATTAAGGGTGATGGAAAAGGTGGCAAAGCAACTGTTGTTGTAAATGCTGACAGTAAAATTCAATCAGTGGCTGTTACTAATGGTGGTTCAGGATATACTTATGGAACAATTGACCTTACAGAAAAAGGTATAACAGCAGTAACATCACCAGTTTTTAATGTAATCATTCCTCCTCCTGGAGGTCATGGACATGACATTTATACTGAATTAGGTGCATCAAATGTCCTTACATATTCAAGATATGATAATGACACTCAAAATCCTGATTTTATTACAGGAAATCAATTTGCAAGAGTTGGTCTTATTGAAAATCCACAACAGTTTGGTTCAAATAGTCTTCTATCTTCAGACAAAGCAGCAGCAACTTACGCATTGAGACTAACAGGCACTGGATATAGTTCAGTAGTTTTTACTCCTGATAGTGAAATTACACAGACAGTTGGACTTGGTTCAACAGCAGTTGGAAGAGTTATTTCATATGATCAAATAACTGGTGTATTAAAATATTGGCAAGATAGAACTAATGTTGGATTTAATTCTGATGGTTCACAAAATCCCAGTCCTGATTATGGATTTGTAAATATTTTATTTGATGGTGATGCAAAATCAAATATAGGTGGAAATGTAAATATTATTGGTGGATCAGCAACATTGCAGATCAGCACTTCATTTACAGGTATTAGCACTGTAATAAATAATAAGACATATAATCTTGGGCAAGAATTTGCCATGGGCACTGCAAATCCAGAATCTAAAAAATATTCAGGAAACATTGTCTACGTAGATAATAGACCCCCAGTCACCAGGTCCACTTCCCAAAAAGAAGACGTCAAAATCATTTTGCAATTCTAAAGAATTATGCCACAGGAAACTAATCTCAACGTTGCTCCTTATTTTGATGATTTTGACGCAACTAAAAAATTTAATAAAGTTTTATTCAAACCTGCATATCCAATCCAGGCAAGAGAATTAAATAATATACAATCTATTCTCCAAGGACAGATTGAATCTATGGGTGACAACCTCTTTAAAGAGGGTAGTGTTGTCATACCTGGAAATTCATCATATAAACCTAGATTTCAATGTATTCAGATACAACCAGAATTTTTAGGTGTGCCAGTAAGTCTATATCTTGATGATTTAGTTGGTAAAAAAATTACAGGAAGAACATCAGGTGTAACTGCAAAAGTTGTAACATATATCACTAATGCTCAATCTGATAATGGTAATTATACATTATACTTAAATTATGAAGATTCTAGTGATGATGGCAATTCAACTGAAGTATTCTTTGATGATGAAATTTTAACTTCTGGTTCTCCAATAGCTTTTGGAAACTCATTTATTTCTGCTGGTGAAGGATTTGCCAATACTATTGTTTCAGGTGCATCAGCGATTGGAAGTGCATTTACATTAAGTGCTGGTATTTTCTATCTTAGAGGTAATTTTGTCACTGTTGATGATCAGATTCTTATTCTTGATCAATATAGAACATCTTCAAGTTACAGAATTGGTTTTCAAGTTGAAGAAAAAATTATTACTGCTGATGATGATAACTCTCTTTATGATAATGCAAGTGGATTTAACAATTTTACAGCACCAGGTGCAGACAGACTTAAAATTGTTGCTAATCTAGCAAAAAAAGCAATTGATAATTTTGATACTCAAGGATTTGTACAGATTGCTGAAATTAATAATGGTCAACTAAAAAATGCAATTAATAATACCACTAGATATAATGTTCTTGGTAATGAATTAGCAAAAAGAACATTTGACGAATCTGGTCATTATTATATAAAAGAATTACAAACTAAAATTAAAGAAAGTTTAAATGATCTTGAAGGTAATAGAGGTGTATATAAATCAGGTCAACTGACTCAAAATGGAAATCCTCCTTCTGATGATTTAATGGTTTTCCAGATTTCACCTGGTAAAGCATATGTTAGAGGGTATGAGACTGAAATTAAATCACCACAATTTATTGATGTTCCAAAACCAAGAACAACAAGAAGTATGGGAAATACTGGTGTTGCTTTTGATTTTGCCCCAACTGTTGCAGTTAATAATGTAACTGGAAATGCACCTATTGGGTTTAATACAACCAATACACTTTCTTTAAGAAGTCAAAGAGTTGGAACTGGAACTGATAAGTATATTGCTGCTGGTGATGAAATTGGTAAGGCAAGAATTTATGATTTTGCTTTAGAATCTGGTTCATATGATGCATCAAATTCAAATCTAAATCAATGGGATCTTTCACTATTTGATATTGAATTTAAAAATGAAATTACTCTTAATTTGTCTGCTACACTAGCAAAATCAACATTTATTGAAGGTAAAAATAGTGGTGCAAATGGTTATATTCATACATCACACACAGGTGTTGCGCACACTCTTTTCAATGTAAGAGGTCAATTTAAAGTTGGTGAACCAGTTACTTTAAATGGAGATGATGATCAACAAAGATTTTTAGTTGCTACTAGACAATATTCTCTTTCTGATGTTAAATCAATTTTTGGGGTTGTTGGAACTGCTAATACATTTACTGCTGATATAATTCAAAGTCCTATTTTAACCTTTGATAATGCAAGAATTAGTGCATTAAGTGGAGGTATTTCAACTGTAACTAGTCCTTCATTGGGTGGAGGCACTTTTGTTGGAGTTGTAACATCTGGTAATATAATTCAGTATGAAAGACCAGGATTGAATGATGTTTCATTTGCAAGAGTTGTTTCTGTAGCATCAACTAATTTTACAATTTCAGGTGTTTCTTCTGTCACTGGAGTTGCTGATGGTGGTCTTCCAACTGCCACTTTTGATGTAAATGATCTTAAAATTGTTACAACTAAATTAACAAACTCATCAAATAGTGGAAATGACGCAAATAAAAATTCACTTTATAGTGCCTTACCTAATGTAAATATAAATTCTGTAAACTTAAATAACTCTAGTGCAGTAATAAGAGTAAAGAAAAATGTAACCATTAGTGCAGCAGGTGATACAGGTGCTATTGCTGTTGATGACCTCTCTAATCAAACTTGGACATCATTTGATGAAGAGAGATATTCTCTTCAAAGTGATGATGGAACCACCCAAACTCTTACAAGTGATAAGTTTTCATTTAATAGTGCCAGAACAGAACTTACAATTCAAGGTTTAACTGGAACTGGTGCTGCAGTTTTAGTTGGAACTGTTTCTCAAAATAAAGTTAGTTCAAAAGTAAAAAGAAAAAATATTGTTCAGAAATTATTAGTTGATAAATCATCTAACCCAATATCAGGTATTGATAAAGTAGGTTTTGCAGGTACAACTTTAAATGATGGACTTGAGTATGGAAACTATCCTTTTGGAACAAGGGTTCAAGATAATGTTATTTCTTTAAATAAACCAGATGCTTACCTTGTTCATGCAATATTTGAATCCATTGATGTAAATAACCCATCTAGTCCAACATTGACTGTCAGTAATATGACAGGTCCAAGTGGTAATACAAATGATCTTCAAATTGGTGATATATTTGTTGGCAATTTAAGTGATGCTAAAGGAATTTATCTGGAGCAATTATCTTCAAGTTCAATTGCTTTTGCGTATCTTAATAATAAAACTTTCCAAAATGATGAAATTGTAAGTTTTACAAATACCAATATTATATCAAATATTTCTGACGTTACAGCAGGTTCACCAAATATTACATCATCTTTTGATTTTGATAATGGTCAAAGAAGTGACATTTATGATATATCAAGGATAAGAAGAAGATTCAGTTCTCACACTCCTACTAAGAAACTCCTTATTTATTATGGATATCTTGATTATGATTCTAGTGATACTGGTGATATAACAACTGCAAACTCATATACTAATTGTGATTATTCTAAGGAAATTCAGTCTGTAGATGGATTTAGAAATACTGACATAATTGATTTAAGACCAAGAGTTTCAGATTATACTATTACTGAAGGTGGTAATTCACCATTTGAGTTTGATGGAAGAATTTTTGATAATAGTAATCATAGTTCAAAATATATTTTTGCAAGTGATGAGTCAACAATTCTTGCGTATGATTACTATCTTGGAAGGGCAGATAGGGTTTATCTGACTAAAAATGGAGATATTCAAGTTACTCTTGGAGCTCCATCTGATAGACCAGAACTTCCTGATGTTTTACCTGGTGCTTTAAATATTGCTAATGTTTTTAATCCACCATATCTTTACAATGTAAAAGAATCAAATATTAATTTTATTGAACACAAGAGATATCAAATGAATGATATCGCAAAACTTGAAAAGAGAATTAAAAATCTTGAATATTACACTTCTCTAAATCTTCTTGAGCAAAACACTCTTAATACTTTTGTTTCTGATGCTAATGGATTAAACAGATTCAAATCTGGTATTTTCATTGATAATTTCTCTTCATATACTCCACAAGATGTAAGCATTGGTATTAGAAATAGTATTGATCCTGTGCAAAAAATCTTAAGACCTGCACACTATTCAACAGCAGTTAATCTTCAAGTTGGTAGTTCTGCTATTCCAGGAATTGGTGGAGATACTCCATCAAATATTGATTCAAGATTTGCATCTTTATCTGGACAAAATGTAAGAAGAACTGGAGATGTAATTAGTTTAGATTATGTTGAGGTTGCAGAAATATCTCAACCATATGCCACAAGAGTTGAAAATGTCACTCCTTTTTTAATTGATTTTTATCAAGGAAGTATTGCTTTAAATCCAACTACAGATGTTTGGGTAAGCACTCTACCACCTGAAACAAATAATGTTATTATAGAGGGCAATTTTGAGTCAATTGCAGATGCACTTCAAGCAGATGTGACTGATGGTGCTGATGGTTTGAGAACAGGTGTAGCACCTACTTTGTGGAATTCTTGGGAGACCACTGGAATTAGTCTTGATCTTTCAGGATCAACTCAAACTGAAACATTTGCAGCTGCTTCAAGAAGAACTGGTAGATCTAATGCTGATTTGGGTTTGAGGGGTAACAATGCTAATTTAAGTTCAATCAATTCAACATCACTTGATGGCACTATTAATATTGAACAAAATAGAACTGGTGTTCAGCAGACTGTAAATGAAATTTTAACAGATGCAGAATCACTTGGTACTAGAATTACAAATAGATCTATCTCTAATTTTATGAGAGAGAGAAATATTGAATTCACTGGCACTAGAATGAAACCAAATACACAAGTATTTGCTTTCTTTGATAATGTAAATGTAACTACAAGATGCACTCCTAAGTTGATTCAGATTGTAATGAATTCTGGTGTGTTCCAAGTTGGTGAGGAAGTTGTAGGAAGAATTCCTGGAGCAACTGAAGAGGAATTAAGATTTAGGGTTGCTAGTGCTAATCATAAGTATGGTCCTTACAATAATCCAACTGATTTTTATGATAGTAATCCTTATTTAAGATCAAACGTTGTTCCTTCAGTTTATTCTGCTCAAAGCACAATTCTTAATGTAGATACTGTTACACTTGCCTCAGAAGAAAATCCAACCTTCACTGGTCATGTAGTAAATACAATGATTCTTCAAGGTCAAACAAGTGGAGCTGAAGCAACTGTATCTAATGTTAACCTTATAACAGATAGAGTTGGTACATTGCAAGGTTGTTTTGAAGTTCCTGGTGAAGGTGATTTAACAATACAAACCTTCAATACAGGTAGAAATGTATTTAAACTTACAAGCAGTTCAATAAACAGTAGCATTGAAGGAACCACTACTACTGAAGCAGAGGAAATTTTCTATTCACAAGGTGACATTGATACTACAGAAGAAGTAACTCTGTCTCTTAGAAATGCAAGAGTTAGCACAGTTGATGTGCTTCCAGAATCTCAGATTATTGAGTCTAACATAGATCTGAATATCATTAACAGCACAACATTAAGACCAACTCCCCCTCCTCCACCAACACCCCCTCGTCCAAGGAGAGGTGATCCGCTTGCACAGACTTTTAAGATTGACTCATCTATTGGAATCTATGCTACAAAGGTTGATTTATTCTTTCAGACTAAAGATGATACTTTGCCTGTAACTGTACAGATTAGAGAAACTACATTAGGAACTCCAAATAATACTATTCTTGCTTATTCAGAATTGACCCTTGATCCTGATGATGTTAATGTTTCTGCTGATGGCACAGCAGCAACAACATTTAGATTTGAATCACCTGTGTATTTAAGACCAGGTGGTGAATATGCATTAGTTGTTCTCTCAAGTGTAACTACATACAATCTTTGGATTTCTAGACTTGGAGAGGCAGATGTAACTACTCTTGCCACAGAATCAGGTAGAATCTTAGTAACTGAACAACCTGTACTTGGTTCACTCTTCAAGTCACAAAACTCTTCAGTTTGGACTCCAAGTCAATATGAAGATATGAAGTTTGTTCTTCATAGAGGTGATTTTATAGGATCTGGAAATATTCAATTCTATAATCCTGAACTTGATGATAAAAATGAAGCAATTGGACCTGGTGCAATTCTTGCTGAATCTAGAAGCATTAGTGTTGGTATTGGTACAACAGTTAATCAAGGATCTGCATCAAATCCACTTATTGTTGGCAATAAAGTTATTCAGGTGAATACTGGAGCATCTGGTTTTGTTAGAAAGTTTGCTGGTATTGCTACAGGTCAACTCAGTGTTACAACCGCTGGAATAGGATTTACACCATCTGCAGGTTCATTTACATTTACAGGAGTTGGTTTGACTGCAGTAACTGGCAGAGGTATCAATGCAACTGCTGATATAACTGTGCTTGATGGTGTTGCTATTGGTGCAACTATCAGATCAGGAGGAAGTAACTATTCATTGGGAGATGTTCTTAAACCTTTACCATTTGGAATTAATGAACTTGGATCTGGATGTCAACTTACAGTTGGTATTATTACAGCACAAAATACACTTATCTTGAACAATGTTCAGGGTGATTTTAGCACTAATGTTACTGACTATCTCTTATATGATTCTACTGGTGGCACCAGACTTTCAATCAATGCTGGCGTTGGTGGTTCAGTTTGTCCTACAAGCACAACAGTTATTAATGATGGTCTTCATTTAAAGATCAATCAAAGAAATCATGGAATGTACTCTAATACAAATAGAGTACAATTGAGAAATGTAAAAGGATCTGGTGCTCCTACCAGTATTCTTACTAATATAACAAGATCTAGCACTGCAAATATTTCAATTGCAAACACAAATGGATTTGAAAATTTTGAAAATGTAGGTGTTTCAAATACCAATCCAGGATATGTTCAGATTGGTGAGGAAATTATTAAATATGAGGGTGTTACATCTGGTAGTGGAACATCTGGAACATTAACTGGTATTGGTAGAGCAGCAGAAGGAATTGCTGCAAGTCATAAGACAAATGACATTGTTACAAAATATGAGTTTAATGATGTTTCTTTAAGAAGAATAAATACAATCCACAATCTTCAAGATGTAACTAAAAAAGATGCTTTAGCAATTGACTCATATCATATTAAAATTGACATGAGTTCAAATGGTACAGATAGAACAGGAATAGGAACATTTGCTCCAAAAACAAATTATCTAACTGATGGATCTACTAACACAAATACAGCAAAAGGATCCTATAACATTCCATATTCCATAATTATCCCTGACATTACCTCAACAACACCAGAGGGTTCATATGTTCTTGCATCTGCTAGAACTATTTCTGAAACATCTGTTTCAGGTGATGAAATAGCATTTATTGACCAGGGATTCCAAGATGTTCAATTTAATCAAAAGAACTATTTTGAATCACAGAGAATGGTTGCATCATCAATCAACCAAAATGAAAATCTCACACAATTCCCTGGTAATAAATCATTTACTTTAAATCTTGATTTACTTACTTATGATAAGAGAATTTCACCTATGATTGATCTTAATCATTCATCTGTTGTATTTGTATCAAATAGAGTTGATGGTCCAATTTTAGACTTTGCCACTGATGCAAGAGTTGCAGGTATTCCAAATGATCCTAATAGTATGATATATGTTACTAAAAATGTAACTCTTGAAAATCCTGCCACATCTTTGAAGGTATTCATCGATGCTTACATTGCAAATTCTAATGATGTAAGAGTTTTCTATGCTCTTGATCAAAATGTAAGTGCAAAAGAAACTAAGTTTAGACCATTTCCAGGTATTAATAATATTGATACTTTTGGAAACGTTATCAATCCTTCTCTGTCAAATGGAACTCCTGACATTAGAAAAGAAAAAAATGACAAATTGACCCAAACACCTGCAGTTAATGACTTTACTGAATATAAATTTACTATGGATAATCTTCAACCATTTAAGTCATTTAGACTTAAACTGATAGGAACATCATCTAATCAGGCAGTTGTTCCCCAATTCAGAAATCTAAGAGCATTAGCATTAGCATGAGTTTAATTCCAGTTGAGGGCAATAAAAACCTATTGAGAGATGGGAAAACAAATGCCATAATTAATACAAATAAAAATGAATTTGATGCATACATAAAAAACAGGGAGAAACTTTTATCTGATAAAGAAAGAGTAGACTCCCTTGAAAAAAAAGTTGATAATTTAAAGGGTGATCTAGATGAAATCAAATCAATGTTAAAAGCAATAACCAATGGCTAACAACACAATCACCTTTAATCCAGACTCCAATACTGCATATGGTGTAAACCTCACAATATTGGAAGGTGCTGACTTTAGATCTACATTTAAAGTTAATAAAGAAAATAAGTCTGCTTTTGATTTATCTGGTTATGCTGTTCATGGTAAATTAAAGAAAAGTGTTGCCATTGGATCATCTTCAGGAGGAATAACCACATTCACTAGTGGTATCTCAAGTGCTGCTGCTGGTGAATTTAATATTTCACTTACAGATACTATTACAAAAGATTTGAAACCAGGTAGATATTATTTTGACATTAATGTTGTAAGTTCAGCATCTACAGTTTACAAAATGGTATCAGGAAATGTAGTAGTAGAAGGAGGTCTCTCCGTATAACTAAATATAAAAAAGGATATAGTGTATAATGGCACAACCTTCTTCAAGACAAGAACTTATAGATTATTGTTTAAGACAGTTAGGTGCCCCTGTCTTAGAAATTAACGTTGCTGAAGAACAACTTCAGGACTTAATGGATGATGCCATTCAACATTTTCAAGAAAGACACTATGATGGTGTTGAAAAAACATTCTTAAAGTATCAAATTACTGAAAAAGATGTAGAAAGAGGTAAAGCAAGACCTCCAGGTGCTTCAAGTGCAACCACTCAAACTGGGATCACTTCAACTACAGTAAGCACTACAGTTGGTGGTGATTCTACAAACTTTGCTTTTTATGAAAATAGCAATTATATTCAAGTCCCACCCCAAGTTATAGGTATTGAAAGAATATTTAAATATGACGATGCTCAGGCAGCAAGTAGTTCTAACATGTTTAGTTTCAAGTATCAATTGTTCTTGAATGATATTTACTACTTTGGTAGCACTGACCTGCTATCATATTCAATGTCAATGAGTTACTTGGAGACAATGGATTTTCTCCTTAACACTCACAAGAGAATTAGATTTAATATTAGACAAGATAGAATGTATCTTGATGTAGATTGGGATAATTTGAAAAAAGATGAATTTATTATTCTTGAATGTTATAGAGCACTTAATCCAAATGATTATACAAGAGTATATAATGATCCTTTCTTAAAAAGATATTTGACCGCTTTAATTAAAAGGCAATGGGGACAGAACCTCATTAAATTTACAGGTGTAAAACTACCTGGGGGAATTGAATTTAATGGCAGACAACTCTTTGATGATGGTCAAAGAGAACTTGATGAAATCAAGGTTGAGATGTTAAGTAAGTATGAGTTACCACCAATGGATTTGATAGGTTGATCACATGCTCAATCCGTATTTTTTAAACAACTCTAAACAAGAGCAAAATCTCATACAGAGTCTGGTCAACGAGCAGTTGCAGATGTATGGAATTGAAATATATTATATTCCTAGAAGATATGTTACTAAAAATACTGTTATTAGAGAAGTAATTCAATCTGAATTTAACAATGCATATCCTATAGAAGCATATCTTGATAGTTATGAAGGATATGGTGGTCAGGGAACATTATTATCAAAATTTGGAATTGAAGAGCAAGATGACCTAACACTGATTGTATCAAGAGAAAGATATGAGAATTATATTACTCCACTTATAAAAAATATACCAAATATTGAGTTGTCTACTAGACCAAAAGAGGGTGATTTAATTTTCTTCCCACTAGGTGATAGATTATTTGAGATTAATTATGTTGAACATGAACAACCATTCTACCAACTTCAAAAAAATTATGTATATACGTTGAAATGTCAACTGTACAGATTTGAAGATGAAGTTCTTGACACTGGTGTAGAGACAATTGATGATGAGATTGAACAACTAGGTTACATGCAGACTCTGACTTTAATTGGTCAGGCAATTACAGCAACTGGAACAGCAACCACAACAACTGGTGGGATTACTATTCCAATAATAACAAATATGGGTGGTGGATATTCATCAGCACCAAAAGTTGGGTTTTCCTCTTCTCCTCCAGGTGGAGTAACTGCTGTTGGTATAGCATCTATAACTAATGACTTTGTTGGATGTGATGGAACAAAAGGTGGTTCTGTTAATTCCATATTACTATCAAATGTTGGTTCTGGTTACACAGTTGCACCTTTAATTGTAATTAGTGGTGGTGGGGGTAATGGAGCAGTTGCTACCACTGGATTAACAACAAATACAAGTATATCTGGTATTACGATTACTGCCTCTGGTTCTGGTTACATTGAAAATCCAACTATAACATTCTCCTCTCCACCAATTGGAGGTATAACTGCAACTGGTGTAGGACGTATTAATTCTGCAGGTATTGTTACTGCTGCATTCATAGTCAATCCTGGTAGTGGTTATACAAGCACTCCAACTTTAACTTTCTCTGCACCTCCAGCAAGTGTAGCAACAGGAAGTTATATATTTAATGAAATTGTTACAGGTTCAAGTTCAGGCACTACTGCAAGGGTTAAAGAATTTGATGCTGTAAACAATACTCTTGAGGTATCAATTGTTGATGGAGCTTTCCTTGTTGGTGAAAATATTGTTGGGTCAGAATCAGGTGCATCATTTGCAGTAAGACTTGTCAATAAAGATGATTTAAATGATCCATTTGCAGATAATGATACTATTGAAACAAAAGCAGATGCAATCATTGATTTTACCAAAATAAATCCATTTGGTATGCCTTGATAAATAAATAAAAAGTAACAATAAAATGTTTGAGCATTTTTACAATGAGATCTTTAGATCAGTAATCATAGCATTTGGTTCTCTCTTTAACGGAATTGAGATCCACAAAAAAGATGCTAATGATGATACTTTCAGTGTCATTAAAGTTCCACTTGCATATGGACCTACTCAAAAGTTTTTAGCAAGACTGGAGCAACAAGCAGATTTGAATAAACCAGTTCAAATGACTCTTCCAAGAATGTCATTTGAATTTACTGATTTACAATATGATCCTGTAAGAAAAGCAACTCAAACACAAGCATTTCATCCTGTAACTGATTCAGGAACAAAAACAAAAAAAGTTTTTATGCCTGTCCCATATAATATGGGATTTGAACTTTCAATAATGACAAAGTTAAATGATGATGCTTTGCAAATTATTGAACAGATTTTGCCATATTTTCAACCATCATATACACTTCCAATTAAACTTCTTGGTGAACTTAGAGAAGTTGTAAATGTACCTGTTCAACTTGAAAATGTGTCAATGGAAGATGATTATGAAGGTAATTTTGATACTAGAAGAGCACTTGTTTACACACTAAGATTTTCTGCAAAGACAAATCTATATGGACCAATCAGTGATGTTTCAAGTGATGTTATTAAAAAAGTACAAATTGGTTACGTATCTGGTCAGAGAACTGCTTCTGGTCAAGCATATAGTAGAGATGTTTCATATAGTGTAGCACCAAGAGCAACTAAGAACTACACAGGCAATGTACTTACAGAACTTGCTGAAGATGTTGATGCCACAGAAACTATAATTAGTGTTTCAAATGGTTCAGTAATTACTGCCAAACAATACATCACTATTGGTGATGAGGAAATGTTTGTTAAATCTGTAAATGGTAATAACTTAACTGTGGACAGGGGACAAGATAAAACCACAGCATCAAATCATGTTCTTGGAGCAGCAGTCTCTGGCATTGAAGCATCTGATGCAGGATTCATTGATATTGGTGATAACTTTGGATTTGATGGTGGACTGTTATGACTGATGATAGTATCATAGACATTACACCAGGTAAAGATAAACCTGCTCATATTGTCAAAAATGATGTAGAAAAAGATTATGAATATACAAGAGGAAATCTATACTCTATTATAGAAAAAGGTCAAGAAGCAATCAATGGTATTCTAGAACTTGCTCAAGAAAGTGAAATGCCAAGAGCATATGAGGTTGCTGGTCAGTTAATTAAAAATGTTGCTGATGCCACAGATAAACTAATGACTCTTCAACAAAAGTTAAAAGATGTTGAGGAAGAAAAAGTTAATAAAGGTCCAACCACAGTCAATAATGCTTTATTTGTTGGATCAACTGCAGAACTGCAAAAGTTACTGAAGAATAATACTGATAAATAATACACCAGGGAGAGAAATCCCAAAGTATTATTACTAATAGAATGTCTAATAAAGAAGACTTGCCGTCAATAAATGATTATCTAGAGGAGAGTGAACTGCCCTCTTATAAGGATTTTATTGAAGAAGAAAAAGAATTACCATCAGTAGAAGAATATAAAACTCACCCTCTAGAAGAGAATCAAACTATTGAAGATGCAAATGGAAACACATTTGCAGAAGTTATTGACGTTGTAAAAGCACCTGAATGGCAAGAGTTAGTCAAATTAGTCAATGATGTAAGAAAACAAATACCTGAAATACCTGAAATTAAGTCATATGATGATGAAATTGGTCAGATAAGTGAAAAAATTGCAGAAATTCAAGAAAATTTCTCACAGTATGACCTTAAAAGTGACAAAATTTATGATCTTAAGGCAAAAAATGAGCAATTTGAGGTAAAATTATCTGAAATTGAGCAAAAAATTCCTGAAGTTCCTGAAGTTAGGTACTATGAAGGTGATATTGAGTTAATTTATAGCAAAATTTCAAGAATTAAGGAAGAAATTGAGTCTCTTCCTGAGGTAAAATACTACGAAAATGACCTTGATATACTTAAATTAAGGATTGAAGAGATAAATGACAATATTCCAACCTTCCCAAAGTGGGTTAATGAGGTAAATGAGGTTCCAGACTTTTCATGGATTGGAAAAACCTTTGGTGTTATAGATGATGACTTTAAAAAAGTAGAAAGTCACTTTGATTTAATTAAAGATACCATTGATTTAAGAGTTTCTGAATTAGTTGAAACTATTGAAGTTAAGGATTTTGAGCAAAAAGTTGATTTTAAAGATTTTAAGAATGTATATTCAGAATCTAAGGACAAAATTTATAAAGAACTCAAAGAAATCACTCTAAGGGTTTATGATCATAAGCATGAATTTAAAGATGATGACAGAAAACTAAAAAAAGCACTTTTAGGGGAGCAAAATAAACTAAAACAAACTCTTGAGACAGAAATCAAGAGGATTAACAAGGAAAGTGTAAAAACAGATGAAACAATTCTGTCATATTTTACCAATTTAAAAGAAGAGGTAAGTAAAAAGTTTGAATCTCTTCCAGAAATCAAACATTATGACAATGAAATTGATTCACTCAAACAAGATGTAAAATTTGTCAAGGTAAGTGTTAAAAGTTGTCTTGAAGATATT